TCCAAATATACATTAAGTTCAGCATATTTGGAAGTAGGCAACGTAGAACCGGGAACAATACGTATATCATGCTGTTCAATATTGTTCTTATCCTTCTGGATGTCAACAATTGTCTGTGTCGCATCATCATAAAAATTTACCGTAACTTCGTTTAAATCGTTGTTAGCCTGTGCCGTTCTGAAATACTTTTTGTACGTATACTGCTGTTTACAAAGTGCATACAATACACGTCCAAGTTTTACAATACTGTGTTCTACGTCACGTAATTTAGCTTTACTTCGCTCTGATCCAAGGGCAATCATCTGCTGTGTACCCTTGAACGTCTCTGGTGCCTTATCTGAAACGCCGTGCATCAGCTCAGGTATTCCAAAAACAAAATCAATATAAAATTCACACTGCTGTATCAACCTGTAAAACTCTGCGGCAAGTGGAGTTGGTGCTGGATAGTGCGGTTCCCCCTGTGAACTGTCAACTTCAATGACTGCATTTGGATTAGCCCAATCACGTTCGAGCTGTTCAACGCCATTGATAGCACTGCCAACCGGAACTAACAGTTTCAGTCCAGCTGACGCCTGTGCATGAGATAGGGCAAGACTCCATAATTTGTTCAGCAGTCTCTGCATTGGAATAGCACGTGATACATCAGAGCGTGGATACGGTGTCTCAGTCCAATTATTGGGGAACGGTATTATAGGATACTGATTTATATTTAATATATATTCATCCAACACTATTTCTGCGCACGTTGTTGTAACACCAACTCTGGTCTGCATAAAAACTTCATATGAAAGCCTGCCCATCTCAATGTCGTTTGCGTACTCTTCAGCGACAATAGCAAATTCTTCTTCAGTTAATATTGATTCCTCACCTGACTGTGCATCAATAAGTCTGTAAAAAGGAACCTTAACTTTATAAAAACGCTCCAGAACCTGATACTTATTTTCACGCCAGTAGTCGCTATCAGCTACTTCTGACGGTGTATATACCTTACGGCTTAGTTTATTTTGTGTATCAGGATAATCTTCTTCACTGTAATTAGATAGTTCTTCCACTATTCCGGGAACCATCTCACCAGTCTGTTCATCGATCTGCGGTCCAATTTCAGGGTAGAGGTTAACGAGCTGTTCGCCTGTTAGGATAGTTGACAGGATGACTCCGTCAGCGTCGGAAAACCACCTATCTCTTGAAGACGGGGGAACGTAAACCCTGAAAGGATTGATATGAGTAAACCGAACGTCACCCCTACCCATGTCTGCTTCTCGATCTATGTAGCAGTAGATATAACCAATACCTACTGTTGAGAAATCATGTATTGCCTGCTTAACGTGTGTGTCACCATCAGAGTGCTCCCACACTGAACCAAGCATTGTTTGCCAAACTTTTGCCATTTTATCGTCACTGTCCTCACGTGGGAGTGCAGTGAATACTGGCGGACGTGCAGTCATAAAGGACTTCATCTTTTCAACAGCAGGAGAAACCCTGTCCATTGGAATGTCAGCCTGATTACGTGACTGCAATTCATCAGACTCACTTGATGAGAAATGATTACCAAGGTAAAAATCTATATCTTTACGTGCTTCCGTATCCCAACTGTCACGTGAGTCACGCCAGCGCTTAAAGAGTTCCTGGTTATTTAAAGCTCGAGGATCAGCTTCCATTACGTTCTTGCACCAGTGAGCCAGTTATATGATTGAAACGTTTTCTTTATTTTACTGATCGTATCATCGCCTTCTTTAAAACTTCCGCTAATTGGCGGACGTGAAAAATAATCTGCATAGTACAGTGCATCCATCAGGTCGTCATGCCTTGAAACGGGATGTTCAAAAAACTCGTCAACTATCTCTGTCATGGATTTACGTACATACAGTTTCTTAGAATTTACAATAGGTCCTAACGAAGTTTCAAGCCGATCTTGCTTTTTTATTCCTGCGGGAGGTTTTACCCCCTTAAAGATGCCGGGTACGAGTCTTTTGTCAGTCGAAGCCAGCCTTGTAGTCATATCACGTACCATCTCCTGCGCTGCCACCGTTTCAATAGTAACCCTACGCACTGGAGAGTATTTAGTTGCATACTTTATTATTATTTCAGGAAGATCAAATGTAGGTATACGCTGACGAAAGTAATCTATTACGTAACGATTCTTATTAGAATCAATACCCATAACAACTATTACCTGATAATCTGACGTAGAAGTTGCGGTAGCTGCGATATCAACTCCGATGTATACGTTTATAGGAATAGTCTCACCGTTCATTTCAAGATAACTGAACCTACCCTCACTTTTAAAAGTACCATTATGATACTGAATCTTATCTATTTTAAATGATGCTGATGAAATATCACGGGCATCATTCATATATTCCTGAGCAAACTTGTTAAGCATACCCATTTCAGCGAACTCTGCCTTCTTTCTGTCAAGCTTGGCAATGGGAAACTGTTCCGCCCATATGGGTTTATCATCTTCTATTGCCCTATAGAAATTTAATATCCAAGGATATTTCTGTTTATTCTCCGTTGCTTCACGATATCCATCAACAATAGTCTGCAAGAAGCTATCATAATGAACTATTGTACCAGAAAGCCATATCCATCCCTCTCTACCTGGAGACTCTTCAAGCGCAGGATAGACCGTAGATACAACCCACTTCTTGATTTCCGATCTACGTTCCGGTGTCTTGGTATTAAGTTCTGATTCAAAGTCATCAAGTATGATACCAGTATAACGTACATCAATCTCAGTACGTCCACGCAGTCTCTGTGTAGTACCTTTAGCCATTATTCTGTCACCTTTTGTAGTAACCAAGTCCTTCTCAGTCCAGCGCTTACCTACCAGATCACCGCCTAAACCTCCAAAGTAATACTCAATTGATTTATTACTCTCAAGATGATTACGTATATACTTCAAATGGTCTATAGCCTGACCCTGTTCCTCAGCAACCCAAGCAATAAAATTACGTTCTTCATTAGATGAAAAGCATATCTTATGCAGGATCGCTGCTTTTGCCAGTATTGACTTACCAAATCCACGGGGCAGTATATTACAGATACGTGCGCCGGGTTGTGTAGTGATCAGCTCCTTGGCTATTTCATGGTGAAAGAACGGAGACTGACTCTTATTCAGGAAATCATTAGGTAAAAATGCACGTCCAAAGTAAATAAGGTCTTTATAAGAACGTGCAAGTATCCTATCCTTCTCTGATAGTTCAGAGGGCGGACTTATGATGTTGAATACTTTACTCTCGCCCAAGGTAGTGAACACGTTAGTTCTTCAAAGAAGTACACGCTATTCATAAAAGCGTACTCTATTTCAGATTTTTTTCTTTTTCTTCTTAAAAGCATATCTTTTCTTCCTATCAACAGCTCTTTCATCTGCTGTCATAGAGCCACGTATGGCTCCAGTAAATGTATTAGTTCCATCTGTATTGAGATGTCCACGCTTTACAAGTATTGCAGTAGCCATCTTCTTAGCCTGATCATAGCTCATATTGTCTTTAGTCATAAGCTGGTTAGTTAATCTTCTTAATAACAGTGACATTTTATACGTTCCATTATCATTTGGGCAACCTGTGGAACTACTGCGTTTCCGAGTCCTTTAAGTCTGTCCACCCTATTGGAAACCCCATTAGCCACTCTACCCACGCTGGGTTCAACTGTCCAGTTGTTTGCGCTGACTCTTTTACTACTGCGTTCAATGGCAGGGAGTTCCTTTCGTACTGACTTGGACCGCCGTCGTTCTTCGAGTCCTGAGCTGTTGGAGTTGGAAACATCTTCTTCTTCCATTCCCATATGTCCGTTCTCAGGCTCCTGCCCATCCCACCACCATGAGCCCCTACCGAATCCGCCGCTGAGGGCGTTGCGAAAGGCATTTTCTCTGGAAATTGCTTTACGAACCTGTCGAGTGTAACCGATTTGTTCGTCTCGAAGTTCAGTTTCTCCTTTGACGTTGACTTTCTTTCGATGTGATCCTGTGTCGTTGGCGTCGGTATGCTGTGGGTAGGCAACAATCCATATCCTGTACCGAAGGTGCGGGGCTCCAACGTGCTTTGCTGATATAATTTGCCATTCCGTATCATACCCGATCTCGGCAAGGTCGCAGAGAACTCGTTTAAGTCCTCTATGAATGAGCATTGGTACGTTTTCAATAAGTGCGTACTCGGGTCGTACTTCGCTAATAAGGCGATGCATTTCTGACCAAAGACCTGATCTTTCTCCTTCAATTCCTTTTCCTTTCCCTGCTATACTTATGTCTTGACAGGGGAATCCACCTGTCATAAGAAAAATATCATCAAACTTTTTACCATCCAATTCTTTTATATCATTAAAAACTGGTACGTTGGGGAAGTTTTTACTAAGTATCTTACAGCAATACTCATCTATTTCACAAAAACCAGCAATTTCAAGTTCATCTCCCCAAACCTGCTGGGCAGCAAGAGAAAATCCTCCAATACCACTGAACAGATCAAGCATTCTCATATAAATAATTCAGGATAATACCTTTTCAATTTGGATTCCTCATCCTTTTCATTCTTTATAACATATTTTTTATTATAGTTATCAGATAATGTTATTTTATAAGGAAACTTCAAATCAGTATGTACCCTGCTCTTCAATTAGTAATCCTTTCCATAAAGGTCTTCCGGTTTGTACCTGTCAACCTTATCACCAAGCTTTAACAGCTCACCAGACAGGTATACACAGGCATCAAGCAGTTCTTCAAGCGTTTCTTTGATAAAATCACGTCCATCATCCAGCGGTACGTCACTCTTGTACTTCTTAGCGCCAATGTCAAGACGTTTCTCTATCATTTTAAGTATTCTCTTGTTATTATTCTTTACCATTCTTATCAACCACCTGTTCTGCGTGGGCAATAGGGGTAATGTCATCAGTATCACCAAGACGTTTCAGCTGTTCACGGGAAAAACCCTGAAATACTGTAAGCGCCTCACGTTTCTCTTCCTTTGGAAACATATCCTTGATCTTCATTAGCAGTTCTATAGCCCGTAACTTGTCAGAGTCCCTGCCTTTCAGGTTCTCAATGATCTTCTTAGTTCTATCGAATAGATAATCACTGTCTATTCCAATTTTCTTTAACGATTCTGCGTTTTCTTCACTAATCATACGAATTATACGTTCCTGTTTTAGTAATATTTTAGCATGCGCCTTGGCATACCCGTAATTATTTGTCCTGTATGCCTTAAGATAGGCATCAATAGCGTCTTCCCCGTCTGCAACGTAGCGAGCGAAGAGAGTCTCACGTGCTGTAGGGTTCGTTCTCTTCTTAACTGAGCCAAGATGGTTAACGTCTCCTGCAAATGAGTAGATATTCTTGGCAGGCTCACCCTTAAGGTCGTAATGCTTGGTAGTTTTGCGCATACCAAGTAACGTGCGCACACCGATATGATCCTTATTGAGTATCTTAACCACCTGCTTATCGTCTGTAAGAGTATATGAGCCAACATCTGCTTTTCTCCAGTTAGGTTCAAGCTTTTCATCGGGAAGGAACTTACGAAATTCCTTCGTATTCTTGAATAT